AGTGTATGAGCCGTGGAACAAAGTTCCAGCCCATCACCACCCGTATAGGTACTGTCAAATGCATTGTTAAGAACCGCTGCACCTTTGACCTCTTTGGTCTGGCTCATGCTTCTTGCCAAAGCCCGTGTATACCGACCAGCCAATCGATCATAAAGATTATCTTCGATTGCCTCTTCAGTAATGGAGAATGCAAGTGCAATTGTCTCCATTGTATAACGAGCAGTGTAGACTTCTTGTGCGTCATCATAAGTGATGGCTGTACCTTCAGTCTTCGTTGGCGCTGAACCAAAGCCACTCAGCATGACCTCTTCTTCAAAAGCACGATCAGAGTTCTCCATATTGAAGATATCTTCGTACTCTCTTCCGTATTGGTCATATTCCAAGCCAAACAAGGCATTAAGGCCGGGTTCCAACTCTTTGACTAGTTGCGCTCTACTAATAGCCATTAGTCAGCCCTCCTATATGCCAGTGGTTGAAACAGTACCAGCAGCAGCCGCACCATTCGGGCTGTGATAGTGATTGTTCAACCGTACCAAAACACCAATACCAGCAGCAGCGAAATCTTGATTAGACGCATCATCAACCCACCCCAATATCCTTAGATTTAGGGTATTGGTAGTGTTGATTGTAGAAACGCCCAATGTCGAAGATGACATACCAGTAGTAGTACTTCCACTGGTAGCTGTGGCAAAGTTTGCGTTTGCAAAGACAGCAGCTCTCGCCGTTGCCTTACTTGTCCATGTGGCATCCGTTGCAATCGTAAAGATTTGCAGTGGGTCATCTGCGACCCAAGCCTTTACTGGATGATTGCTATCAGCCCCGGAACCGGGCCAATGCATAGACCAAATGGGTTTTCCAGTAGTGCTAGAGACGTATTCACAACCCATGAAAGCACCAAGCAAACCAACAGATCCACCAGCGGCATCACCTGTTAAGTCGATATATCCCGTACTTAGGGGTATAACAGGTTGACCTTGATAAAGAACGTTAGTATTGCCGTTGGCAATTTCATACATTGTATAGCCACTAACACCAGTGGAATTGGAGTTCTGGCCCATCTTAGCGACAGGTTTCAAACCCCACGATCCATTGAGATTAGCCATACCATTTGCTCCTCAAAGCAATTGTTGAATTAAAACAGTAGTTCCTAAGTCTCCGACTTAGGACCACCAAACGTAACACGCGATTGACGTTCAGGCTTCTGAATAGCCATCGAATGATGTTGCGTCTCCTTTAGAAGATCGTTATCCACCGCTTGCATAGCTTCCGAATTTTGCCTCTGGAAGTAACTTGTGCGATCTTCAACAACTTCTACAGGAATACGAGCTAACAACAGTCCTCCAACACCAAAAACTCCTTCATACTTACCTGTATCCATCGTAGGAGCTTCAAAATCAGGGTATTCTTCTTTACGGACCAATTCCCACCCTTCTCTCATACGAGCAGAAATATTCTTTCGGTCATCAAATCCCCTCACTTCAGCCCTAATCCAGCGGTGAGCAAAACCTTCTGGTGGTTGGGGTGCGTCTAACATAGACGGTGGTTGCCAAGGCTTGCGACGTGGTTTCGTCGCTCTAGTCTTTGCAGCGCGGGGAGTGCGATCAATCTTTTCAGTAGTCATATCGTTCTCCATCAGCGTTTGTATTTCGCGTACTCGTTAAGCGGCACTCCAAGTTTATTGGCTATCGCAACTTCACTAGGAGAGAGTTTTACTGTTTTGCGTCCAGAATTGCTGGAACGAACGGCAGAGGCAACAGCCTGTTGAGGCCGCCTACCTTCTGATACGGAGACTGTCTCTTCCGCCATAGTTTCTTGATTAAACTTATGTGGAAAAGCTTCTCGAACTCTTTTGTCAATCTCAGCATAATATTCAGGAGAGTTTGTGTCAAAGCCTTCTTCTTCAACCAATGTTTTATGAATGCCGAATGCTGCAAACGTCATGGCATCATTTTCTCCGAACCATTTATTTTGTGTTGCCCATTCTTCAGCTTTAGGGTCTGCTCGAACAGGAGCCTGGGGCTGTGCCGCTTGTTGTGCAGCAGGGGTAGGAGCTTGCTCCATGCGTTTTTGTTCTGCTTTAGCCGCTCGTACTCTCTCTTCTTCAATAGCTAACTGCGCCAGTTTTTTGTTTAATTCTACTTGTTGGCTTGTATCATTTGTCGCTATGGCGGTTTCTAAATCTTTAGTCAAAGATTCAGTCTGAGAGGTGATACGATCCCCATACTCGCTAACGTATCCCACATCCAAGTTATGGACGCGCCCTTTTAAGGCTGTGTTTTCCTGTTGGACGTTTTTTGCATAGGCAATAGCGGCTGCTTGTTGCCGTTCTGCTTCCCGTGCTTTTTTAGTCAGCTTATCTATGCGTTTTTGAACTTTAGCACTATATACTTCGTGTTCTTCTGTACCCCCTTCCTCGACAACTTCAGAAACAGCCGATTTGTCTATTTCTACTGATACGGGTTGTCCCTCGGAAGGAAGATCTACAATATTTTGTTCCGGTTCAGGCATGGGTTTTCTCCATGTTAAAAGTGCAGGATGTCTTCAGGGTCCTGGATAACGGCTATTACTTCATCGTCATTTAGGATACGAACCTCGCCGCCGTCTATCTTAAAACGAGCACCCGCGTATCTCCCAAAAATGACCCAATCCTTCTCCGCGCACCAGGACCCACTAGGGAACTTTTCCTTATCCTTGTACGCCAAAGGCCCAACAGAAAGAACGTATCCGCATACCGTTGCAACGGATTCTCTTTCTACTGTTTGGTCAGGAAGGAAAACTCCCCCCTCTGTCTTCCCTTTACCACGATAAGGAAGAATTAAAAGCCTCCATCCAGTCGGTTTAGGCAACCTTTCAAGGGCGCTGCCCTCTAATTTCTCTGGATCTAAGATTTTTTCTTCTGGATTAATATAAGCTTTATCAAAAGAAATAACGGTACTTCCACCTTTTGGCGCTTCTTTTATAGAAACGGTTGTGTCTGTCATTAGTCTGCCTTTTCTAGGATTTCCCTTATGGAATCTCCTATATAATCCAAAGATTCCAAGGAGCCAACTAATTGTTTATATTCCTCCATATTTTTTAAAGAACCTCTGGTTAGCATCTCTACAATTCTACTGTGTCTTTCCTCAACAATTTTCAGCAAATGTTCCGCCAGAAGAATACCATCCATATCACTTACTTACTCCCTTATACTTTTCAAAACTTCTAAGACCTCCCAATCCAAGCATTCCTAACAGAACAGGCATCATCATACTTAAATCTACATGGGGTAACTGAACCAAATCCCCTGTCTGTGCCAAAATGAACATAGCTATAGGCTGTGCTAAATAGGTATAAAATAAAGCAAGCCCACAGGTCCATCCGACAAAGGGTCGCCATCCTGCAATAAAGATGGATCTGTGGCTTGCTTCTTGTTTGTTTACTTCTAACTGGGCTAGGTCAATTTTAGCAAGGTGCTCGGTTAGCTTTGCCTCTATTTCTCTTTGTGCTCTTTCCTTCTCTTCTTTATTCGGGAAGAACCGATCCAGGACATCCCCTACTACAGGGAGAAGGCTTGGCAAAAGAGTAGCTATCGGCATTACTTGGAGCCTCCGTTAAACATATCTCTGATCTTATTTGTAAATTGCCATAAAGCACTGATCTGTTTTTCATGCATATCTACTTGTGCCCTAAGTCGGGTTGTTTCCACAAACGTATTTCTGGAAATAATATCATCGACATCTTTGCGGAGTTCTTTGACACTGGAAGAAAGCTTCGCGGCGACCACTACCAGAGCCAAAAGACCCATGACCTGTTGCCAGTAGTCTCTGATTAACGAAACTTCTGCTTCCATAAAGATCCATTGCCTATTCTTTTTCGTGCCTTACCACAGCTACTGCTGCCAGAACGAGTGAAACCCAGATCCATGACATCTGTGCGGTCAACACCCAACCACCTATGGCTGCGACACTTGCCGCTGCATAGGTAGACGGTTCCGATAACCGTCCTTTTACCCAATGGGATACTTCATTCATAAAAAATTCTCCTCAGTCATATGTATAGGAAGTGCCGCGAAGCGCAGCGCCCACCCCTTTCTGAGTACCCTTTACTACAGTACCTTTCAGAGTATTGGGTGTAGCCACACCTTTTGGTCCATGATATGGAACCGTTCCTTGGTCACTAATAACCTCTCCTTTGGCAATCTTGCCAACGGAAGGTTGGTTTCTTTTCGCAGCAGCCATGATTATCTCCTATTTTCCCGGTCTACGACAATAGTTTCTTTTGAATCCTGTTTCAGCAGCTCTCGTTCCCGTGCTGCTTGGATACGGGCCTCCGCAATTTCTTCTGTAGAAGCAATGCGTTCTTTACCCAAAGCCATTGTATTACTAGCTTTCTTTGTATCCAGTTCCAAACGAGCCTGATCGACTGCCATTTCATTAGCGTCTCGTTGTGCCCGAATCTGAAGATCCTGTTCCTTCAGGGCGATTAAGGGGTCTTGCTCGCCGCCACCGCTTATCTGAGCACTCATTGCTTTTACTTCCTGCATTCCTTGCGCGATTAACTCCGCTACCATGCTCTCAATTTGCAGAACTTGTTGTTCATTCGGAGGCTGACCTCCCATTTGTTGCTGCATCTGAGCTGCTACCTGTTCTTTGGCTTTGACGGAAATATGCTCCATTACGTGTTTCTGAAGAGACATCACTACGGGTGCCATCGTCCCAACCATTGTGGAAGAGCCGAAAACCAGATGCGCCATTATATGAGCGTCGTGGTTCTGTCCTTCAAAAACCACCAGAGGAATGTTCTCCAGAGAGTCCGAATTTTCCAATGCCGGATCTTTCGCAACGGGTTCGCCTTCCTCGCTAGGCTTCAGAACTGCGTCTACGTCCTTGACGCCGATTGCCTTATACATGCGCCGATACGCTTCGTACATATTATGCAGATCCGGAGCAGATTGAGCCAGTTCCAGTTCTGTTTGTGCCAGAACCACTCTCTGCGCCATCGACGCGATATTGGGGTCCGATACCGGTATTACGTCCACGCGGTCGTCAAAGTCTTTGGCTTTGATGGTGCGTTCGGCACCCACTACGTTATAGGGGTATTCAGGAGGTAGATAATCCGCGAACACGTAGGACAGAAGATAGAACTCTTCCTTTTGTGCGTAGTGCAGCCGTTTATGAATAGCCGACATGACTTTCGCACCCTGTTCGAGAAGAGCAATGGTCGTTCCCACCGCTGCTTGCTGGTTCCCATCTCCAACTTGTAAATTGGAAACAGAGGCAAACCTCTGCCCCGCGTCCACACAAAAACCCATTAACTGGAATAAGGTTTGATCCGCACCCTTGTAGGGAAGCAACATTAATGCATCCCGTATCACGCCTCCCGGTGCGTCTACATCCCTAAATTCTCCCGGCGACAGCGGCTCGTCATCGTTCCGTATACGGAGGCCCCTCGCCTTGAACCCCGCAGGGAGGTTGGACAGAGTTCCGGCATCTATGAGCTGACGAAGAGCTGCCGTCGCCGTTCGACTTAGTCCTCCAATCATATGGATGAGACCAAGACCGTAAAATCCAAAACCCGGCAGGAACTTGAAGTGAACGAAGTACTGACGCTTTCTCCTGTCTGGATCATCCTCCAGCCAGTTCCTTCGTATGCTAAGAATTTTTCCGTTGTTCTCGGAAATGGTTACGACATACGGAAGTTTGATGCCGGTGGCATCTCCCCCGTTTCCGGTGTCCTCAAAACCAACTATATCCAAGTTCACATGGCATTCGAGCAAGGTGATGTCGGTATCCAGATAGGTAGCGGAAATCCCGCTGATCTTGTCCATCTCTTCCTTGACATCAGAAGGATCAACCTGGGTTTCCTTTATTTCAATATCCCGATAAAACCCTGCGACCTGTTTCTTGCGAATATCATTCTCGGTAATCTGGATTACATGCGTTACGTTCTCCGCTGTCTCCAGATCTGTGGAAGTATACGGTACGATCAGTTGTTCTGCTGGAACAAACTTGCTCACCGCCCTGCACAGGAAATCGTCGTAGTAAACCTTCTTAAATGTTGAGCCAGCTAATGGTAAGTAGAACAACATTTGATCGAACTCAGGGGTGTACTCCTTCATTACGCAGCTAATCTGGTAATTCATAAAGTGGCGAACGCGATCCGCCTGATCCTCTACCTCCGGCGTAACCTTTCCTATAACCTCTGTCCGTACCGGCCCTCCCGCCGGAAGCATTTCATTGAAAGCCTGTGCCTGAAACTGTGTGACAGCTTCTGCCAGCAACGGGTGAGTTACCCCGGTGGCTCCGCGAAACGGCTCCGCTCTCTCTTCGTATTTAAAGCCCAGCAATTCCAGCCCCGTGCTGTAGGCTTCTTCCCAATCCTTACGACCGTTCTTGTTGGTTTCGTACTCTTCCAGTAAATCGGAGGAAATCCTCGACAATTCAGAGTCCTCCACTTCTTCCGCAAGATTGGCGGAAAAGTCTTCGTTGTCCGGACGAGCTGCGCGTGGATCAAAGTCCACGACCACGCCGCCGTCGTCTTCCATTTCAATATTCAGACCCGGAGCTTCGATAACAGTGGCGTTTTCTAGCGGGACCTCGGCACCCTTGTCCTCCCCCAGTTCCACAGGAGGGATTTCATTCTTCCGCTCTACAAGAGAGGCGGTTCCGAAATTGCTGCGTGGTAAATTGGGAGGTGCCATATTTACGCCATCCTTCTACGAAGGCTTCCCAGCCCTCGGCCCATGCGGTTATACCAGTCCTGATCCCGGTGCCTCTTTGCCAGCTCACCCATACTTTCGCCTTCTTCCCGGACACTCATGTGACCATACCGGGGAAGCTCACCGGCCACCGTTCCACGGGAAGCATAGCCACCACCGGCATAGCCGTGCATCCGTTTCCATCTTTCCTGCATCGTCTCGCCAGCCTGACGGACAGACAAATCACCCCGGCCTCCCAGCTCACCGGCCATCGTACCACGGCCCACGTGTCCACCGGCTTGATACTGTGCTCCAACAGGAGAAGTACCCTGTGGTGGATTAATTAGTGCTGAAAATGTGTCTGTGAGATCTTCAGGTGGATAAGGCATATCCATTCCTGCACCCACAGGAGCGGGAGGCGCTATTACTCGCTCTGTTTCCGCAGTAATTTGGTCCGCAGTAGGTGGGCGTTTCACATGTCCCTCCGTAACTAAATATTGAATAATATTGGCCACCATGGGATCAAGGTCCCTTGCAAAAAAAACCTTTGGATTAGCATTCACAAGGTCAACTACATCTGTCATCTGTTCATTAGTAAATAAATTATTAAACTCAGAGATTACGTTACCGATGTAGTCATCTTCCACTCCTCTTGGGCCTGTTCCGGTTGAGTAACCTAAAGGTCTAAATCCTAGTCCGGGCATCGCTGCGCCTCCTTGAGAAAAAGTAGTTGGTTCTTCCACTTGAGCGGAAAATATATTCGGGTCCGTTCCTGCTGCAACGGTAACCGGGGCTTGGTCTCCAATAGGAACCGTTCCTAAGTCCGGATTATAGGGGACTAATACATCTCCCAGTGCAGAAGAAGTAGAAACAGGAGTAGAGGTCGGAGAGAATAAAAATGGGTCCAAAGAGGAAGAAGAAAGAGCCGCTGATCCTGCTAAATCCGCCAGCGCGACAGATGGTGTCGGTGTCGGAGAAATAAAAGGTTGTACAGACTCCTCAAAGAGTTCTGGATGAGCGTATCGCCGTATTTTTTTCAATTCTTCCAGGGCCTGGGAACCGGAACGCTTGTATCCAGTATTCATTGGCCCTGTACCCACCCATGGAGGAACCACATCATGGTGGACCATTTCCTGTATGCGGCGACTGCTTAACCCGGTTCCTGCACCACCAACCGGTGCCCCTTCAATCAGTTTCCGTTTTGTGAGGGGGTCCATCTGCGACCATTTTCTGCCATAGTTGGCTATATAAGGGTCGTATTGTTCAGGACTACCGCCTGTTGGTTGGTTTGGAGTAGGCATTAGGCTTTCCTCGTCTTCTTCTTATTCTTAAAATACAATACCTGACGCTCCCTGTTTTCCGCACCCTTGCGGGTGGGGTAGCAGCCCAGTTTCTTGTTCGCCCGACTAAACAGACAATACTGTGTTTTTCCGTCTACCTGAACGCGCTTAATCATTTCTTCTTTTTATTAACAAGACCACCCTTTTTCAACTTCTTTCGCGCCACTTTCGCAGCGGCAATACCTTTAGGTGTGTAAGGATATTTTTTTCCTCCAACTTTAGGCATCTATCTTCTCCTATAGGTCCATGGGCCGGGGTTCGGTGACCGTCTCTCCCTGACAGCAGTCACCATCCGCTACACACTTACAATTATCACATTGATAGTGACCATGCACCAGTGTTTTCGGTTCCCGGCACCCGCACCTTGGACAAACATCCGCTTCCGAAGTATTCATGCTCCGGTATCAGGGTGCAGTTGGACCCACGACTGACCCTCTGCCCGTGGGCAAGCCATCATATGTTGGCGCGGATCAATCTGGATAATGGTCCACGTAGAACCATCCGGGGTGGAATATACTTCCGTCAACTGCCCCTGTCCCGTGATCCCACGGCCTACAGCCTGTTCATTAAATTTCTGTTTCAAGTGGAGTTTCATTGCATCGTAAGGCATACACAGACCGCGCTGCACGGAGCCGCTTTCCGCCATCACTGGCAAAAATACAAGCCCTAATACGATACCTATTAACGATAAACGGAACATGGCCGTTCTCCTGCTCTAGGTTACCTTTACTCCCTTGAATTTACGTCTAACGGCAGCTTGGACTTTTTCTTTTTGATATGGAGTGCCATGCTGTGCCACTCTCGCTAATGCATTTCTTGCATGGGAAGCGTCCGGAATGGGATAGGACCGCTTGTCCGGAAATACAAAAGCTTTGTTGGGAAGCGCCTTCCGCGTCTTCGTCGTCAGCTTTGCCATTATAATGTCCTTTCATAGAGGGGTTTGTCAACGAAGCCGCCAGCGGCTTTGTAGTAGCCTCCCTTCCTTACAATTAACTCCTCTTCGGGTACGTCATACATTTCCCATGGTGGAATCCGCCGTCTTTCCTCGTTCGTCATGAAGCGACGGGCCTGTACAAGCCGGGATTCTGCTTCTCCAGCAAACCTCTTGGCAACCTCACGAGCTGCCGCATTTGAGTGCCACAAATAATACTTTCTGTCGTGATTCCATAGCACCTGACGAATCTTTTCGGGTGTTTTATAGTAGTCGAAATATTTCTCTAGCTCTTCCTTGCGATTTAGCAGAGACTTATCAAATTCCCTTAAATAAATCTTGCGATACCGCTTTGCAGCCTCAGAAGGAGCGCCTCCGCGAGGCCAATTTTCCCGCGACTGAATTGCATGTTGAATTTCATGCAACAGCGTGTTTGTGTAATCGTATCTTAAAACTTCTAGCGGTAGCTCGGTCCCGGCATTGACGGGGATGTGGTCGTCTATATTTCTTAACTTGGTAGATAACTTTATTTGGTCCCTATCGGGCCAATATTCTCCCAGGTTTCTTTTCGATGCCATCGATCTCACAGGGATTTCGCCCACTCCTCCATGAGTAGGCTGTAGTTTCAATTCCTCTAGTTCTTTGGCCCATCTGTCTATACTGACCTGGTATTCTCCAATTGCTTCATCAGCACTTTTCAGCAGAGCGTCTTTACTCATTTTGGTCCCAGGGGGCATGTTGAACGAAGTTGTCCCACGACGATATTGTCGGCCAAGTGCTGAACCGTAGTCTATGTCCACAAATAGCGGGATGAGTTCACTAAAATTTGTCTGAATAATCCGGGCTTTCTCTTTCTCCAGCTTTGCAATCTCTTTTTGATACCGCAGTATTCCTCCCTCCAATGACGCAGTATTGTAACGATTGTAATACAGAAGGTTCCTGGCCCCCTCTACCGGAGGGTACGCCTTCCTTAACAACTCCGGATGATTCAGTACGTCCTCTACAGTGTTCGTTAGTTTCCCAGACTCTATCGCTCTTGCCGCCTCGTCGCTGATTTCAAATTTCCAGTCCCCCTTGTCGTTCCACCAACCCGTATCCTGCCAGATTTCCGTGCGATTCGTACCCGCCTTCTCCATCTTTTTTGCAGTCTTCAGCGCATCCACATCCGCCATTGGCGACTTCATCCCCGCGAACATCCCCACAAAAGCACCGCTTGGGCGGAAAACATTCCCGGCCACAGCCATGGGTCCAATCATCAAAAGCGGATCAAACTTGAACTCCTCTCCGGTCTCCGGATCAAGCATCATATCGGCACCTTCCGACAAGGCTTGTGATCCTAAAGTTTGCTGTTGCCATAAAGCTTCAGGAACAGAGGCGATACCGCTCAGTAGATTTTTTCTGGCCTCTGAATCCGTGAATAGACTTTTTATTCCCTTACCCAGAGAGGCAATACCTCTACGGGTGGGCATATAATCCCAACCAAATTCACGCTCACCGTATACAGGTTCTGACACCTGCTTCTGAAGAAAACGACTGTCCGGAACGGGAGGGTAGGTAGTTTCGCTGGGAGTTATTATTTCACGACGATACGGTGCAAGGGCACCTAACACTTTGGAAAGGCCATGTTTTGCATGTATCAAAGCTGGGAACCGATACCGCCAAGCATCCTCCGTTCCCTCCTCTTCAGGAGTAAGACCGTATTCATATTGTTTTGTGGGTTCGTCAGCCATCAAACAGCCCTGTCGTAAAATGGTTTGTCAACGAATCCGCCATGGGCAAATGTCTCGATACCTCGTGTAAGTAACTCCTCTTTCATCTTAGGAGTAATGGGAATGTTCCAGACTTTCCCCGGCCACGAACCTTTTGGAAAGTCCATGTGAATACCTTCCACCTTTGCCCCAAACTTCTTTCCAAACTTGTTGGCGTAATTTGGTAGGATTTTGTCATAAAATTCTTCCATCCCACGAAGCACCGACTTGTAGCTAGGATCTTCTGGATCGGCGTACCGCCTAGCCTGTGGGTGACCGGGGAGCCACGCAACACTATCATACCCCTCCTCTACCGCCATCCTCAGTGCGCGACGGAACGCCATTTCGTGCCACGTCTTTTTAAGGGGTGCATCGGGAACTTCCCCTTTTCTTCGTCTATCTATCCAAGCAACCGCTTCCTCTTTTGAGTTGAAAGACCGGCTGGTTTGTCCAGCGTTCTCTCCCTCTGTGTATCTGAGTCGAAATTTTTCAGTTCCAAACTCCGTTGTAAATTTTTCGATTTCAAATTTTGGTAGTCCTTCCTTATACCCATGTTTCCGACCCTTCTGGTGCCAGTCACTTTGTATCTCTTCAATAAATAGTATCTTCTCATCATTGGGTCCGGTACGGTCTTTTACGCGAAAATGAGAAAGGACATTAGGGTCGTCAGGCCAGTGTTCACTATGAAATTCGTCCGAATAGTCCCTAATTACACTCAAAGCCGCCTCCGGAGAAAGTAGTGCGTCCTCCACTCCAATGGGTGGGCCTCCTGATTCCGGTATCTTTAACAAGACTTCGCGGTAATTGGTTCCACCAGGAATAGTATACTCCCCATAGCGAGTAGTGCCCCGACCTTCTCCTTTATCTAACTGTTCCAGAAGTGACCGTGCTTCCCATTGCGCTTCCGTAAGTGTGCCACCTTGAGCTAACCAAGAACCGCCTCTCCCCATTGCATCAGCGCTGTCATAAAGTTCATACTTGCCAACCATATTAAGAGAATTGTGGAGAGCAGATTCTTCAAGACCATAATCTTCATAGAACCTCCGCAACTCCGGCAGTGTTAGCATGTTACTCTCCAGTTTTTCCTCCAAAGCCGTAGGCATCGTTTTCCCCGCTTTATCAAAATCTCCCGCAATACCAAAGGCCATCTCCTCCAGATCTGAGACGGGTAGATCTGGTATATCCACATCGTGCCGGATGAAAATTTCGCCCACAACAGGTTGGCCGGTGATCTGCGTGTCCTGCGCCTGTGGATCGTCTCCAGCCCAAGCTCGCATAACGTGTGCGTCCACAAAGGTTGGTTCGTTCCGCTCTAGATTATAGGTAGCGGGACCCCTGAAAAGGTGTACACGATCATCAATCTTGAGATCGGCAACACCACTGCCCTTGACACCTCTGGTAACCTCCTCAATCTGCAATTTATTGGCACCAACAAAATCCTGAATCTCCTGCTTGGTTACGGACTTCTTGTCCTTGAGGAAATCAGCAAGACCCATCCATTGCATCTCTTCCGGCTTGACACCTTTGCTCTTGGAAATCATAGCCAGCATCTGCTCACCAGTGCCCTTGTCCATTGGGAGTGCATCGACGGCGCGAGCAACCCCCGACTGGTACACAGGAGCTGGCTCTCTGAGATCCTGCAAAGATATAATACCGCCTTCTTCCGGCCTCATTCCCAGCATCTGGCGGAAGTAGTCAATTCCCGCTTGTGGCATTCCAACCAGTTCGTGCATGGGGGTGTTCAGAAACTCGGTGACCTGACCCTTCTGTTCGTCCGATAAGACACCCCATGCCTGTTGCGCTGCCTGTAAAATCGGGAACATGCGTTTCCGCATCAGACTCCCAATACCTCGCCAGACTTTTCCGGTCTGCTTGGATTGCTTCTGCGAGGGGTCCTCTTCAGGAGGCGCGGCTAACGGAACAAGGTCCGTGGAGCGGGGTTCGTCCAGCGGAACCAAAGCTCCTGGTTCACCTACTAACGTAACTTTTGAACCACGGATAAGTACTTCTTCTTCGTCGGAAGAACCAAGATTTGGATTTAAAACAGCATTCGGGGCAGCAAGTATATCTTCTCTGTTAACCGTATATTCATGTACGGGAAGGTTCCATTGTGAAGCCCATGGAAGAGACGAACCTGAGAACTTAGGGTTCACAGAAAAGGATGCAACTTCATCGCCATGAAGACGACCCATTCTATAAACTTTTATTTGTTCCGGGAAACCAAGTTCCTTTAAATATTCCTGACTTGTATTGTAAAACTGATCTTTTACCGCTTTTATTTGTTCTTTAGAAGGTATGCTGGATTCTGCACCTCCTCGTAAGTTCCAAATTTCCTCTGCTACAAAATCTTCGTCAGTATTAAAAATTTTCTTGAGACCAACATCACTATCAGAAAAGTCCGGGTTATCCATAATTTCCCTGGCAACACCTTTAAGACGACCATAAAACTTAGAAGTTGGTGGTATAGAGGTGGGTTCGTCAGCCATCAAACAGCCCTATCGTAAAGAGGCTTGTCAATAAAACCACCTTTAGCCCATTTCTCTCCAAACAGTGGCTCGGTCTCTTCTATTGGGTTAAATATTACAAAGCTCCGTCTATCTTCTTCTGAAAGTCCTCGAACCTCTTGATGAGCGGTGTTTTCATATTCAATTCCTGAATACCCCTGCTCCTGTAATATACGCCGATATTCATTTACTACACGAGCCTTCCACGAGGGAGGAACACCCCAATTCTCAATATAGTCTCCAATAGTAATGCGCTTCTCGCCAAATATATCTTGTGTCAATGCAGGAGGGGCGGAGGAAGCTTGCAAATGTTCAGCAGAAAGGACCTCTCTTGGATCTTGTCTTGGCCTAGCACTAAACCGGGAATTTTCCGGAATATCCTCCGTATCCGGAGCCTCTCCTCTCTTTATCATATCAAAAATCTTGCCCGCAACCGCCCGATTTATCCTTCGCATTTTAGACACCATATCCACAAATATGTCTCTATTGTTTTCAAACACAGTTTGCGACATGTCCCTGCGAATAGCCCTCTCATCGGCCTCCATAGCATGTGGTAACTTATACTCTAAAGGGGGATCAGGAAATATTTCTTCTGCTGCGTATAAATTTTCATAAGCTTCTCTGAATTCAGGATCATAGATCCTTTGGTCAATCTTTTTTAAATTGGAGGGAATTTTTGCAGGATAGACACGGGGCGCATCCTCATCTGGGTTCAGTGGCTTATATGATAGACGACCCGTTGCAAATCGATTTGGTACTTTAGGAGTTGCCGCCCAATGTGTCCCGGTATCTCCCAGGTCGGTTAGTTCATCAAGTACCGACTGCTTTGGAAACCTGTCTTCAACACCCATCTCGGTTTCCCCGACCGGAGACCCATGAAAACCGGGTTGCCATTGACGACTGATTTCTTCGAGTTGTTCTCCGGACATTCCCCCGGCGGGACCTATTATTGGATTAATCTGAAGAACGTCGCTGCGTGGAGGGATACCCGTTCCTACAGGAGAAGTGGCCGTTGGTGGAGTAACAGGAGCACCAGCTCTCGGTATAAGATCCCCCGGTCTTCTAGGTCTCAGCCAACGGTCTTTAGCCATAGTAACTCCGGATATAGGTAGACGGTTCCGTGTCTACCCAGTCGTCGCTTGGAAGTTGTACAAAGTTACCCTGACGATACCGCATCAGAGCTTGCGTCGTGCTGTCCACCAGATCATCGTATTCCCCATTCGGGAACGCACTGCACTCTTCGATGACTTCGTCAGCCCAACGTTCGTCCGGTGCCCATATCATCCCGCTTTCAAAAAGTGGGGACACCGAGTGCACTCTCGTTATCTTATCGTTTCCTTTGCTGGGAGTAAAGTTTACGACAGGGATGCCAATTTGCCTCAGTTCCTGCGTCAGCGGCAGTCCCGACGCCTTCGCCTCCACGATGACCGTTTCCGGCTCCCAGAATTTATATTGCTCCAATGCCTCCGACTTCAGCTCCGGGAAATCCCACCGGCCCTTCTTCGCATCCAAAAGAATTAAATGCGCGGGTCCATCCTGCTGGGGGTAAAATACCCCCCACGTCGTGATTGCAGAGTAATCCGCCGTTTCCTTCTTGCTGAACGCCGTGTCATAACTCTGTATAATGTATTCAAGCTGCGGAACCTCCTCTTCCTTCCACCGCTTCCACCACTCCTTCTTGATAATCGCGCCTTCTTCGGAAGTCGGGTTCTGCTGCCACTGCGCGTTCCACTTGGAAACGGACAGCGAAGCCCGGACCCCTTCAAGCTCCTTCTTGTCCCAGTACTCCGGCCAGCAAGCCTTTCCAGACGGCATGATGGCAGGAAACTCGATCACCTCCCACTGATCCGCCTTGTCGTCGTAGCCCTGTGCCTTGAGGATTTTTGCAGTGAGATCCTTCAACGACCACCGGGTCATAACAATTACAATAGCCCCACCCGGCTGGAGCCTCTGCCGGGGACCCGAAGTGTACCACTCGTAGGCATGTTCCATCGCCGTTTCAGAAAGTGCGTCCTGCTCGGAATGCGGATCGTCAATAATCAGCAAATCGGCTCCGCGACCGGTGATCGCGCCTCCGACACCGGCTGCAAAATACTCACCTCCGTGGTTCGTGGACCAGCGACCGGCAGCTTTACTGTCGGCCTGTAGTTTTACGTCATCAAATATACTCTTATATTCTCCCGTATCCAGAAGGTTCCGGACCTTCCTTCCAAAATTGACAGCCAGTTCTGCCGTATGGGTGGTTTGAATGATCTTGGTTCGCGGATCACGGCCAATGATCCACGAGGGAAGGAGGAAGCTTGCAAACTCTGACTTCGTATGCCGTGGGGGCATGTTGATAATCAGGCGTTTGTTCTTTCCATTTGCAATATCCTCGAACTTCTTTGCAATCATGGTGTGGTGAGCGCCATTAATGAACTCAGGCCAGACCTTCTTTACATACGGAATGAAGTTCTCCTGGCAAGCCTTGGTCTCGTCCAGCTTCGCGAGACGTAACTCCAGCTTTAAGCGGCGCTCTGTGACTTCTGGCGTTTCCAAATGTTCCATAAAGATACCTCCGGGGGACCCTAATGTTTCACGTGAAACACCCAAAAAGCAAGCATGTTATCTCGTTTGTAATTTCACATGATTATTTTTGCGAAACAAGGCCGAAGCCAGCGCAGCCCAGCCACCGCCGGGGGGATCGCCCCGCCCGGTCCCTATCCCATTGATTCCGTGGACTGAATCGCCTGTTTGGACCCTAAACCACCGGGTAGGCTACCGGGGCGAGAGTCGCCGGGACCTTGCACCAGTGGCACCGCACCCCGGACCATGGTCCGGGGGCACCGGGTAGCGATTAGTTAGCAAGCTAACCATTGTCGATCTACCCGGACACCGGGGCAGGTTCGGGGGCAGGTTCGGAACCGGTTCCCGAACCCCGGACATTGGGCACCGCATCGCTGTACGATTTACCCCGCCGACGGGGCGGGCGGCGGGGAAGCATTAACGGTTAACGGGGATTCACGGTTTAATGGCGTTCTAAGCGCCGCCAGAGCACCGCTAGCGAGTCGGGCGGTAGGGTAGCCTATCAGCAACGCCCAAACGCTCTGTGCGACGCTATGAAACAATATAGGAT